CGCGGTAGATTTACCGTAGTTAGGAACGTGCCAAAATCCATTGTCAATGGATCGACAAGAAGGGGCCTCAGTGACCAGCTCTATTTGAGAGTAGAGTTCTAGGTGCTCCTGAAACCTTCTGACCGAGTCGATTTTCATCGGTTCGAGCGAGTGCCGGAGAGACCCTTTCAACCAGTTGTGATACTGGTGGTTCAGATACTCCGCCTCCTTGTAATGCGTCGTCCCTTGCTCGGTGCCCTTTTGAGATTCACCGCGAACATCTCCACCGAGTCTTTCATTTTTAGGAACCATAACTACATCACGGGCAATCAGGCCGTGGTTATGGGCGCAAGAGGGTCTACACCATTCCTTCTCAGGATCACCTTGAGCCTTATTGACCTACCCCGTAATAGGGTTGATCCAAGAATCAAGAGATTCGTCATAGTCGAAATAGCCTTGACCTGGCGCTGGGAAATTATTACCCGCCAGTCCCCTGACAAGGTACCCTAACATCGTTGCCCCTCCGAGCAGGACGTGTTGTTCACGATTTAGGGGTTTGTTTCGTAACGTGGGCTTAACCTGGTGATTAGACAGGCTAAGAAGATCATGGATAGAGTCGCCCATCAGCCCGCTTAAGGCTAATGAACGAGTAATCCGGTGCAATCGCTTGACCGGGTTACAGGCAAGGTAGGCCGCCTGCTTTAGCTCCTTCTCTAAGAGAGGGGCAGGGGTACTAGCCGTTAAATCGCTCAGCGAGCGATCTTTCGGTATGGCACATCCTGCTCCCCCCAAAGATTTAGGGAACCAAAGATTACACAGAGGTGGCAGCTCTTTAAGAACCTGCTTATGGGCCTTTAGCATCTCAGAAAGGATAAGCCACTGCTGCCTCTCGGGTATTCCCCGAAGGGCTTCATGACTTAAGCTCTCCAAGTCCGTCCAATAGACGTCCTTATTCTTACCAGCTTCCGTCCCTTTCTTTATACGGTGATAGAGCACCGCCTGGTTGACGAAGCCCTCAAGCTTCCAAGGCTTGGGTTCCTCGCGCCAGGCAATCTCCGTATACCACGGGTGTTCCGGGTCGTCCGGGCTACCGTGATTCGTAACGACAGCGTAGTGCTTCACAGTCCCAGGCTTAGGAGGACGTCGAAGTTCAGAATTCATGATCAAGAAGTCACGAGAAGTGTAATTCTTGCCCATGGAGAACTCCAGACCGCAAAGAGCGGTGACCTCCTTCCAAGTCTGATAGCGGCCCCTCGTAGAGATGAA